ATTAGGTGGTAATTCATCTGGTGGATTTTCAGGCAATGATGGTGGAGGCCAGGGTGGTAACCCAGGACAACCTGGTACAACTAATTCTGGAGGAGGCGGCGGTGGCGGTTTTTATGGACAAATTGGTGGCAATGGTGCTTCTGGAATTGTAATTGTACGATACACACGTTTACAAGTAGGCGGATAATAAGCATTTACAATAATTGCTTTAAATAGTAGAATAGGTACTATGAATCTAGTACAAAAATCAATATCTAATGGGGGAAAATTAGTTCCTCTTATTGTTCCCGCCGAAGAAACGGGCGGGACAGGATTAATGAACCCCTCTATCTTTATAGATGATGATGGAGATATCCTATGTATATTGCGTCACATAAACTATACTTTATATCACTCTGAAAATGATCAAAGATTTCCTAGCGTATGGGGACCATTAGCATATTTACATCCAGAAGAAGATCAAAGACTAATAACTGATAACTACCTTTGCCGACTTGATAAAGATTTAAATATAATTAACTGGACATTGATTGATACTAATAAATTAGATGTTACACCAATATGGACATTTGTTGGATTAGAAGATGCCAGACTTGTTAAATGGGATGGCAAATATTATGCAACAGGAGTTCGCAGAGATACAACAACCAACGGAGTTGGTCGTATGGAATTATCAGAATTAAAGATTGATAAAAAATCCTGGACTGTTAAAGAAATATCACGAATTAGAATTCCAGCCCCCATAGATGAAAATTCATACTGTGAAAAGAATTGGATGCCTATCCTTGATAAGCCATTTCATTATATTAAATGGACTTCTCCAACTGAGCTTGTAAAAACTTTTCCTAAACTGCCTGCTCGTTGTGAGCAAATAAGTCTTAAACAGGGCGTAGAGCCTGATACAGAACAGCGTGGCGGATCACAGATAATTAAATGGGGTAATCATTATATTGCTATCTCTCATGAAGTTGTTTTGTTTAAAAACTATATGGAGCAAAAGAATGGAACCTACCGACATCGCCTATGCGTATGGGATGAAGATTTTGTTTTAGTAGGAGTATCTCCTCAAAATTGGGCTTTTCTAGATGGACAAATTGAATTTTGTGCAGGTGCTGCAGAACATGAAGGAGACCTGCTAGTTAGCTTTGGATTCCAAGATAATGCAGCTTTTGTTTTACAGGTTCCTGGCGAAGTTATTAATACAATGATTGAAGAGGCATTAAATGTTTAAGTCAATAAATGATTTAGTTGTTGATCTTTCCAAAGACCCATTTAATCCTATTCTAAGTTTTAAGATTGCAATGGAATACGAAAAGGCTGGACAAACAGCATCTGCCGTTTCTTTTTATCTCCGTACAGCAGAATACGGATATAATTCTCATCCAGAGTATGTATACACATCCCTTTTAAAATCTGCACAATGTTTTGAAAATCAAAAAAATCGTGAGAGCACCGTCCACAACTTATTCTTAAAAGCTGTTGCATATATTCCAACAAGACCAGAAGCATGGTTTCTTTTAGCAAGATTTTGCGAAAGAGCACAGCGTTGGCAAGAAGCGTATACATTTTCCGAAACAGGATTAATGTACACAAAAAATAAAGTAACCCCCTTGCCTGCTTGGGTAGATTATCCAGGAGAGTACTCTTTAATATTTGAAAAAGCTGTTACTGGTTGGTGGGTAGGCAGAAAAGATGAATCTTATGACTTGTTCCAAGAAATTATTAAACAGGATATAGCACATGGATACAGAACAGCAATTATTGCCAACCTTAAATTATTTCAAAAAAGAGAATACATTGATCCATTAGAGCCAGTAGTAACTAATTTCCGTAAACACTTTGATAGCGATGCCCCTGTAATTATAGACGTTGGTACAAGAGATGGCGATGATGCTTACTATTTATATAAAAAATTAAATAGCTCTCGGGTAGTTGCTGTAGATGCTAACGTAAATGCTATTAGCCAAACACGATCTAACTACCCATGGATGGATATTGTTTATACAGCCATTACAGAAAAAGATGGTGAAATTGATTTCCATATTGTTAATGGTGACGATAAAGAATCTTCTGGTACATCTTCAGTATTTAATAAAGATAAATCTATAAGCCCGCCCCCAGAGTATTATGCAGATAAGATACAGAAGATAACAGTTCCTTCTACTCGCATGGATACTCTTCTATCAAATTTAGGCATAGATGATAAGATAGATGTTGTTAAGGTTGATACAGAGGGATATAGCTGGCAAGTCCTACAAGGATTTGGAGATAGACTAAAAGATGTTCGTTTATTTCATTTAGAGACTGAAAAAACCTCTATGCATGATGATCATATAACTACTGATAAAATTATAGAATTTATGATTGATAACGGATTTGCCCTTATAGATGTCTCATATGAATGGGGCTGGAATATTGAAGACCAGATTTGGGTAAATAAGGCTTTAGTTATTAGGCACCCAGAGTGTTTTAGTTCTAAATGATTGTTATAATATTTAAGGTGGTATAATTTTAAAATGGGCTCAACGTCAAAGGGTTTTAGTTTCCCCGCTTATTCAGATCCGCCAGATATTCCTGCGGACATTCAATTGCTTGCACAAAACGTAGATACATATTTAACAGCAAATCCTGGACCACAGGGCACAACTGGAACACAGGGCACACAAGGTGTACAGGGAACCACTGGAACACAAGGCGCAACTGGAACTCAAGGTAGTACTGGTTCTCAAGGTAATACTGGCTCTCAAGGCAGCACAGGTGCACAAGGTGCAACTGGCACACAAGGTGCAACTGGCACACAAGGTGGTACTGGTACACAAGGAGTTGCTGGAACTGGTGTTGATATTTTAGGAACGTATGCAACATTAGGAGCTTTACAGTCTGCACATCCAACAGGAACAGTCGGAGATGCTTATATAATTTCTGGAGATTTATATGTTTGGACAGGTTCTGCTTGGACTAATGTTGGACCAATTCAAGGAGCACAGGGCGCAACTGGTTCACAGGGCGCAACTGGTGCACAAGGCACAACTGGCGCACAAGGTACAACTGGTACTACTGGTACGCAAGGTACAACTGGCGCACAAGGTACAACTGGTACACAGGGTACAACTGGTGCACAAGGAACCACTGGTACACAAGGTGCAACAGGAGCACAGGGTACAACTGGATCTCAAGGCACAACGGGTACTCAAGGAACTACTGGCACTCAAGGAGTAATACAAACAAACTCAGCAGTTACTGGATTAATTGAAACAGCAAATGTAGTTGCAGCAGCAACATCATCTACAATAAATATGGATGTTTCAACATCAACTGTTTGGTATTACACAACTGGATCAACAAGTGCATTTACTTTAAATGTAAGAGGAAGCTCTGGAACAACACTTAATTCATTGTTATCCACAGGACAGTCAATAACAATTGCATTTTTAAATACAACGGGGGCTTCAACTGCTTCATACCCATCAACATTTCAAATTGACACAACAACACAAAGCAGTATTAAATGGATGAATGGAACAGCACCAACTGCAGGAAATGCTTCTAGCATAGATACTTATGTTTATACAATTTTAAAAACAGCATCAGCTACTTACACGGTATTTGGATCACAAACGAAGTTTGCATAGGAGTAGATAATGCCCTTGATTCAAACAATAGCTAGCTCATCTTTAAATGGAGTTCGTGGAAAAGCAGCAAAGCCAAATGCACCAACAATTAACTCAGTAACTAGAGTAAGTGCAACAGAAGTAACAATAGCATACACACTGGGCGCCTCAAATGGCTCGGGAATTACTACAATTGGAATTATTAGCAGCCCATCATTATCTCTGACATATACAAACACAGACTTAGATGGATCAATTTCTGTAACTGGAACTTTTGTATTAAGCCAAGCATATACTTTTACAATGACTGCAACAAATGCCGTTGGAACAAGCGATGCAAGTTCTGCATCAAGTTCAATAACTCCAAACATGTTACCTTCAGCATCTGGAGGAACACTATCTTCTGATGCAACTTATTATTATAGAAAATTTACAGCAAATGGCACATTGGGAATTACAGGAGACAGCCTTGCAGTTGAATATCTAGTTATTGGAGGTGGAGGCAATGGTAGTTCAGCCCTTGGTGGAGGCGGTGCTGGAGGCGTAAGGCAAACAAGCGCAACTTTACCTGTTGCAGATTATTCAGTTGTAGTTGGAGCAGGAGGAGGAAATGCTTCTTCAATAAATTCTTATTCTGCAGCTGGAGGTGGAGCAGGGGCATCAGTTTCCGCAGCAGCAGGTAGTGGAGGTTCTGGTGGTGGCGGTGGAAATTTTGCAAGTGGATCTTATAGCGCTGCTGGAGCAGGAAATACTCCTAGCACATCGCCATCTCAAGGAAATAATGGAGGCACCTCTACAGGAACAATTCAAAATGCTGGTGGAGCAGGCGGTGGAGGAAAAGGTGCGGCTGGATCAAATGCTGGAAATGGCTCTGGGGGTGCTGGCGGTGCTGGAACAAACGCATACTCTTCATGGGCATCGGCAACATCAACTGGAGCTTCAGGTTTTTATGCAGGAGGCGGTGGAGGAGGAAGCAATGGCACATATAATGCAGCAACATATACAGAATTTTTTAGTGGATATGGCGACGGCGGAGGAGCAGTTGGTGGTTCTGGTGGCGGAGGAATAGGAGGACATTTAAGACTTATAACTGCATCTCCATTAACTATGGGAATAGGAAATGGATTGAGCGGAACAGTTAATACTGGTTCTGGAGGAGGCGGCGGAGGAGGAGATTACGATACAGCTTACGGAGGAGCTGGATACCAAAGCGGCGGAAGCCCAGGTGGCGGTGGATCAGGATTAGTTATAGTTAGATATCTTAAATCTGCGGTAGGTGGATAATGTCATATAAGTCTATAGTTCTTTCTGATTACCCTATTGGATATTATCCCTTAGATGATATAACAACAGTTGATGTAACCGACTATACAACGTTAGTAGATGACTATGCTACATATCAGGATATATTAGATGACACATCATTAACTTCTTATGCAAGCATTTATGGAGACATTGCATATGATCACTCTGGATGTGAAAATGATGCAGTATATGGCGGGGATCCAATAACTGAAATTCTTCCAATAACAATTGGTAATTCAAGAGCAACAAAGATAGGTAATACAAACTCTATACAGTACTCATTTTTAAAAGATTATACAGCTTCTGCAACTTCCAGCCAATTTGCAACAATATATTCTTCAGATAATGATTTCACACTTGAAGCCTGGATACATCCAGTCTTTACTACAAATGGACTAACAAGCATTCTAGCAGATTCAGATGAGGCTATTGGCATATTCTATGATAATGAAAATATTGTTTTTAAAGTACAGGCCGAATATGTAGAACATACTCTACCTTATGCAGATAAGGTTATTCATATTGTAGGAATATATAGCCCCACATTATTATCTCTTTATATAGATGGAGTTCTAGTAAATACATCTACAATTTCTAATTTTCAGTTTAGCAACACCGCCCTTGAATTATCAAGTGGCCCAACAACAGATGCAGGAGACTCCTTCTTAATAAACAGCGTTGCTGTA